CATTATCAGGCAGACCTCACTATTTTACAATGTTAGGTACAGAATTTAAGTTTGCACCAGGTCCTGATACAAGCTACACAGTTCAAATTTTATATTATGCTCAACCTACATTTATCTCTAGCACAACTTCTAGTAACTTGTATTTAGCATACTATCCAGATGCTCTACTTTATGCAACTCTAGCAGAGGCAGAACCATATCTTATGAACGACCAAAGAATTGCTACATGGTCTGCTTTATACGATAGAGCAATTGCTAATATTAAGAAGAGTGATTTAGGTTCAACATATCCATACACAACATTAAGCGTAACACCAAGATAAAGGAAAAATCATGGCAGAAATGAGTAATTATTTAGAGAATGCACTTTTAAACGCTACTCTAAACGCAACAACATACACAGCACCAGCTAACATATACGTATCATTATGGACTTCAGACCCTACAGACGCAGGTAGTGGTACAGAAGTTAGTACATCTGGTACAAGCTACGCTAGAACAGCAGTATCATTTGCAACAGCATCTGGTACATCAGGTAACGTATTAAATGACGCTGATGTTACTTTCCCAACAGCAACAGCTTCATGGGGAACAGTAGGTTGGATTGGTATTAATGATGCAATTACAGGTGGTAATCTTTTATACCATACAGCTTTGGATACAGCTAAAGCTATTGACTCTGGCGATATATTTAAGATTTCAACAGGTAACCTTTCAGTTACATTAGCGTAAGGATAAATCATGGCTCTAGTCGTTAAAGATAGGGTAAGAGAAACCACTACGACCACAGGCACAGGCACAATTACATTAGGCGGTGCTGCTACAGGCTTTCAATCATTCTCTGTTATCGGTGATGCTAATACTACGTTCTATACTATTCAGTTATCTAATACAAATGAATGGGAAGTAGGTATAGGAACATACACGTTATCAGGCACTACTTTATCTAGAGACACTATATTAGAGTCTAGTAATGGTGGCACAGCAGTTAATTTTAGTGCAGGTTCTAAAGATGTATTTGTTACTTACCCTGCTGAAAAAGCAATCTATTTAGGTAATTTACCTACTAAAATGGTAGTGACTAAAAGAGATACAACTACTGCTGACGTTGCTTTAGCTAATGGCTTTTTACCTGTATTAAATAGAAGTGGCTCAACAATTAATGTTACAGTAAGTTAAGGAAAATTATGGCAACTCGTTATGGATTAGTGCTTAATGGCACAACAATACAAGAACTACAGTCAGGCGATACTATTATTGGCTTAACTTCTAGTACAGCACTTCAAAAAGGTGATGGCTCTACTGGAATTACTGCGGCTTCAGCAGGTACAGATTATGTAGCACCAGGCACAGCAACATCATTTACTGCTAAACAAACATTCTCAGGTACATCTAGTGCTATTGCATCTAAATTTACAAATGCTTTAGAATTAGTCACAGTATCAGCTACAGCAGCTACAGGCACTATTAATTATGATGTTACTACACAGTCAGTTTTATATTATACATCTAATGCTTCAGCTAACTGGACAGTAAACTTTAGAGCTTCTAGTGGAACATCTTTAGATACAGCTATGGCAACAGGTGAAGCTATTACAGTTGTATTCTTAGTCACACAAGGTGCAACAGCCTATTATAATAATGCAGTAACAATAGATGGTAGTTCAGTCACACCTAAATATCAAGGTGGCACAGCATGGACAGCAGGTAACGCTTCTAGTATAGATGCTTACTCATATACTATTGTTAAAACAGGTTCAGCAACCTTCACAGTATTTGCAGCTCAAACACAATTCAAATAGGAATTAGTTAATGTCATTATTGTCAAGACTAGCAGTCCAAGCCGCAAGAGCTTATGGTGTTCTATCATCTAAAAATACCAATGTTTCTGCTTCTTATCTTGTTGTAGCTGGTGGTGGTGGTGGTGGTGGCAACTTAAATGGTCTTAATGGGACTTCTGGTGGTGGTGGTGCTGGTGGCTATAGAACATCTGCTGGCACTTCTGGTGGTGGAGCAAGTGCAGAGTCTGCATTAACATTATCTACTCTTAATACATATACAGTAACAGTTGGTGCTGGCGGTGCTGGAATAACAAATTGTAATGTTAAAGGAGCGCAAGGTTCTAATTCAGTTTTTTCTACCATTACTTCAGCTGGTGGAGGTGGTGGTGCTGCAAATGCGGCAGGGGAAAATGATGGTGTTAATGGTGGCTCAGGTGGTGGTGCTGTTGGTAACGGAACAAAAGGAAATGGAACATCAAATCAAGGATATGATGGTGGTGTAGCAAATGGAACAAACGGCGGAGGTGGTGGAGGTGGAGCTTCAGCAGTAGGCGGAAATGGGACTAATTCAGTTTCTGGAAATGGTGGTGGTGGTGTTGCATCATCTATATCAGGTTCATCCGTTACTTATGCTGGTGGTGGAGGTGCTGGTGGTAGTAATAGCGTTACTAGAGGAACTGGTGGCTCAGGTGGCGGTGGTAATGGTGGTCCATTTAAAACAAGTGGTTCATCTGGAACTGCAAATACAGGCGGTGGTGGTGGTGGAATGGGCGCTTCTGATACTACTACAGGTTTTTCAAATGGCTCAGGCGGTTCAGGCATAGTCATCATATCTTACGCATCTGCTACACCTAAATTCACAGGTGGCACAATTACTACTTCAGGTGGTAACCAAATACATACATTTACAGCTTCAGGTTCATTAGTCCCTGCTACAGCAGTTACAGCTAGTTATCTAGTAGTGGCTGGTGGTGGTTCAGGAGGCTCAAGTGCAGGAGCTGTAGGTGATAGTTCTGGTGGAGGCGGTGCTGGTGGTCTTTTAACAGGCTCTACTACACTTTACTATCCTGCTACATACACAATTACTGTTGGTGCTGGTGGAGTAGGTCCTGTAACAAATTCTACTGGAGTTAGTGGTTCAAATTCAGTAATTTCAGGCACAGGTCTTACAACATTAACTTCTACAGGTGGCGGTGGTGGTGGAGGTTGTGGTGCTAATGGTAATGGTAGGAATGGCGGTTCTGGTGGTGGTAGCAGTAGTGTTGGCGGTGCTATAGGCACAGCAGGAACAGGCACAAGTGGTCAAGGAAATAATGGCGGAACAGGGTCTAATAGCGGACCAAACCTTCCAGGCGGTGGTGGAGGTGGAGCTTCTGCTGTTGGAGGAAATGCAACTGGAAGTAATGCTGGCACAGGTGGAAATGGAACTGCATCATCCATATCAGGTTCATCCGTAACTTACGCTGGCGGTGGTGGCGGTGGCGGATATTTGGCAGGTGCTGCAAGTGGTGGTACAGGTGGTGGAGGTGCTGGAGGTAATACTGCTGTTGGAACTGCTGGAACTGTTAACACAGGTGGCGGAGGTGGAGGCGGTGGTATTGGTGCAAGTGCAACTGTATATGCAGGTGGTAATGGCGGTAGCGGAACAGTTATCATCTCATACGCTGGCTCACAAGTATTTATAGGCGGAACTGTAACATCATCAGGTGGAAACACAATACATACATTTACAAGCTCTGGTAGTTTAGTAGCTACATTTGAATATTTGGTAGTAGCAGGTGGTGGAGGCGGAGCTGGTCAAATTGGTGGTGCTGGCGGAGCTGGAGGTTTATTAACTTCTACTGCAACTTTAAATACAGGTGTTACATATACAATTACTGTAGGTGCTGGTGGAACAGGTGGGTCGGGAGCATCTGATGGAACACAAGGTTCTGATTCTGTTTTATCAGGAACAGGTCTAACTACTATTACTTCTATTGGTGGTGGTCTTGGAAAATTTACTCAAGGAGTAGCAGGAGGCACAGGCGGTTCAGGCGGTGGTGGTCGTAATGTAGCAGGAACTTCAGGAACTGCTGGGCAAGGCAACGCTGCTGGAACAGGCGGTGCAAATTCAGGTGGCGGTGGTGGTGGTGCAGGAGCTGTAGGCGGTAATGGTTCAGTAAATACTGGCGGTAATGGTGGTAATGGAAGTGCATCTTCTATTTCAGGTTCATCAGTCACTTACGCAGGTGGTGGTGGAGGTGGTGGATATGTAGATTTAGGTGGCGTAGCTTCATCAGGAGGAACAGGTGGAGGAGGTAGTGGCTCAGCAAATACAACCACAGCAGGTTCAGGAACTGCTAATACAGGTGGCGGTGGTGGTGGCGGCGGATATGCTGCTCCAACAGCTGGCAATGGTGGTGGTGGAGGTTCAGGTGTTGTAATACTTAAAATACCAACTGGAAAATATACAGGTAACACAACAGGTTCACCTACAGTTACAACATCTGGTAACTTTACAATATTACAGTATAATGCTTCTGGTACTTATGTATCTTAATAAAAGGAAATAATGATGGCACATTTTGCGTGTTTAGAAAACAATGTAGTAAAACAAGTAATAGTAGTATCTAATCAAGACATTCTTGATGAAAATGGACAAGAGTCAGAACAAAAAGGAATAGACTTTTGCTCTAATCTTTTAGGTGGCACTTGGAAACAAACATCTTATAACGGCAATATTCGTAAGAATTATGCTGGTGTTGGGTATACTTATGACGAAGGTCGTGATGCTTTCATTCCTCCTAAACCATTTAACTCATGGTTATTAGATGAAGATACTTGCCAATGGAAAGCACCTGTTGATTATCCTACAGACGATAAAAGATATACATGGAATGAAGCAACAACTTCTTGGGTTGAAGTAGCAGAATAATGTTTGGCATAACCGCATTTGCTGAAACCTCCTTCAGCACACTAGGTAAGATAGGAGGCATAGTATTAGCCTCTGCCCAAGTAGATGCAAACGCAATTGTTACTG